GAACGCAAACGCAAATACATGTACAACCACAAAAACTTTGAACTCAAACGTGCCATGCGTTTGTTTGACCTCTGCCGAAATTTAACTACAAATAAGTAAGGACACACATGAGCACCACATTCAAAATCAAACTGCTAAACCCCCGCAGTTCCGACACCAACATCTTGGGCATGGAGCCAACCTGGCAGGTCCAGCCCACAGAGTACCGCACCAGCAGACTGAGCAAAGCATTTTCCTGGTACAACTATTTCTACGGCAAGAAAGATGCCCGAGACATGATTGTGAACTACTTGGAAGCACATGACCGCAAGTCAGATGTGCGACTGCTCAAAGGCATTCCGGACTCGGCAATTCGACTGACCACAGGTTGGTTGTGCCGCATGAGCATGGTGGGCTTGGAATTGCATGACGCAGAACAACTCAAATTGCAAAATCAATTGCGAGAAATCTTAGACAGCAAGCAGGCCGAAGTCACAGAAGTGTCAGAAGAGCCGGCTGTGGCCAAGCCCAACATCCAGGACCGACTGCGTGAAAAAGCGTCAGAGTGCAATGGCGAACTGGATGGCATGTTTGACGAGTTCATGTTGAGTGGCGCCAAACTGACAGCGGACTTCAAGCCTGTCGCAATCATGCGTGGACTTAATGTAGCACCACAAATGATCAGCCAAATTTTGGACAACTGGAAGCGCAAACTTGCAGAGTTTGATGCAGTGGTTGAGGGCAAGGATGCACAATTGGTTGAAGCATACAGCCATCTTAGTAAAATTCAACTTCGCAATATTGTGAAGTTTTGCGAAGCAGTTATAAATGACTGTGGTGCTTATGTGCAGATCAAGAAAGTAGAACGCAAGCCACGCAAAGTGAAGGCAGTGCCACCCGAGAAACGTGCGGCCAAGTTTAAGATGCTGGCAGAGTTTGCAGAACTCAAGCTCAAGAGCCAGCCGGCTGCAAGCCTGGTGGACAAAACAGAGGCCTGGTTGTATGACAGCAAAAAGCGCAAGCTCATTCATCTGGTGGCAGACAGCCACACACAGGCATTCACTGTAAAAAACAACTCCGTCATTGGGTTCTCAACTGTGGAAACTGTACAAAAGACTCTGCGCAAGCCAGCAGAACAGCTAAAAGGCATTGTAGGCGCAGGCAAGCCCGCCGCCCGCAAAGCGTTCAAAGATATCAAAGCCACAGAAACTGCATGGAATGCCCGTGGCACAGAGAACTTGATCATCCTCAAGAGTTGGTAAATATAGGGACACGGAGTCCCTATGGCAGAACAGCAAGACACACTATCTCAGCTCAAACAAAATCTCATTGAGTATGTACAGCTTCAACTGGGCAGTCAAATCATTGATTTAGAATTAGATCCAGCACACTACGAAGCCGCCTATGCCAAAACAATTGGCACTTACCGTCAACGGGCCAATAACGCCTACGAGGAAAGTTACAGTTTTTTCACCCTGGTCAAGGATGAAAACATCTACACCCTGCCACAAGAAGTGGTAAGTGTGCGCCAGTGTTTTCGTAGAACATTTGGTGACTCAACTGGTCCGTTTGCGAGCAATTTTGATCCGTTTGCACAAGCATCGATTAATGTTTACCTGATGAACTTTAACGTGGCTGGTGGTCTTGCTACCTATGATTTTTATTCACAGTATGTTGAGCTAGCCGGCCGCATGTTTGGCGCCTATTTCAATTACACATATAATCCTGTCACAAAGAAGTTGCAGTTGATCCGTGACCCCAAGAACACTGGCGAAGCTGTGCTGATTTGGACTTACAATTTAAAACCTGAAATCAATCTCTTAAGTGACTTTCAAATATCACAATGGATCCGTGACTACATGGTTGCCAACTGCAAGATGATCATTGGCGAAGCACGTGAAAAATTTGGCACCATTGCTGGACCACAAGGGGGTGGAACACTAAATGGCACTGCCATGAAAGCCGAAGCACAAACTCAAATGGACGGCCTGCTTGAACAACTCAAAATGTACATAGATGGCAGTCAGCCCTTGACTTGGGTTATTGGTTGATGAATTTTTATCATCGTGATATTGATTGGGTAGTTTCACCAGATTTTGATTTAGAAACTTGTGTTGATCGAACCATACGTGCTTGCCAAGGACACAATGCAAAGTTGATGATTGCTATGTTGTTCTGGGAACCACACGATATGACCCCAGAAATTGAGGGCAAGATACAATATCTAGTAACGCAACTCAAACTAAACGGAATAGACACCATTGGATTAATGCATCACAGTTACGGTGATTTTGCTGAAGTGCCATTTTTAGAACTGGTTAAACTAGATTGGTGTTTATGGAAGACTTGGAATCTTATTAAAGTACATAAAGTCAGTGAGCAAAACTTGCATTGGAACAATCAAGCTGACAAGTTTTTATTTTTCACTGGTAAGCCTTACAGAGTGAACAGAGCAAGATTGTTATGGAACTTAATTAATGCTGGGTTAGAAGATCGCATGATTTGGAGTTTGTTTTGTCATGATGATAGCGATTTTGATTTTACACATACACAATTTCCAGATCTATCAAAAGAACAATTGAGACTTTGGATTGATCGATATTTGCGTAACCCAGACAATATTGAACTAGCAATTAGAGACACTCCGTCATTGAGTGCTCACTACCATGGATTTCCGTATGACTCTGGATTATTTGCAAACACTTTGTTCCGTTTGATTTCGGAAACAAGTTGTCGAAATGAAAACGAAATATCAAGTTATTTTAGACACTATCCTACAGAAAAATTTTATGTTACAACATTTAATTCTCAGCCGTGGATTTTGGCAGCCGATCCAGGCCTAGTGAGTTATTTAGAAAATGCAGGTTACGACGGGTTTAGTTGGGCACTAAGTGAGCCATACGATCATATACTATCTCAACTGAAACGACTTGATGCAGTTGTGAGATGCTCAAAATCTTGGATAGAGTCTGGAATTCCTGATCATGATCGAATAAGAAAAAGTGTAGAACACAACACTCGACATGCCGAAAGTTTGGCGCTCCAACAGAGAGATAAGTTGGAAGCTATAAACCAAAAATACAATTTGGGATTTGCTGATCTAACTGATCTTTTTCCTATACTTGATCGTGACTTGTATGTGGAAAAATATCACGGGTTTACATGGGAATACATGTAGACACACAGTCATAAATCTGTTATAATCATCAAATGGACTTGATGATTGATCTTGAGGGCTTGGGAACAGGACCTGACACTACTATTCTTACCATTGCTGCTCAGGCGTTTGATCCGTTTGGCGTTGGCTGTTACGAGCAATCATTCTATGCTAGAGTTACGTTGGAAAGCCAAGAAACTCGTAGCATACAGCAAGGCACCATAGACTGGTGGGCCACACAACCTGCTGTGGTGCGCGACGAAGCATTTGCTGAAGAAGACCGCATTCCACTGGATCAAGCACTAGATGGGTTGGGCCGGCTGATCTGGCACGCCAAACGTGTGTGGGCACAGGGTCCAACTTACGACATGAACATCCTGGAGCATGCTTACAAAAGCTATAACAAACCCTTGCCTTGGCAGTACTACATGGTACGGGACAGCCGCACAGTGTTCTCGTTATGGCCCGAACAACCCATGCCCCCTACCACTCACCATGCACTAGAAGACTGCCGCAGACAAATTGGCATGCTGCAAAATACACTTAAATACCTCAACGTTCAGGAGTTAAAATGATCATTGGCATCTGTGGATTCATTGGGTCTGGCAAAGACACCATTGCTGACTATCTTGTAAATTTGCATCACTTTCGCAGAGAAAGTTTTGCAAGCACCTTAAAAGATGCTGTGGCACAAGTGTTTGGATGGGATAGAACCATGCTGGAAGGGCGTACAAAGCAAGCTAGAGAATGGCGTGAGCGTGTGGATCCATGGTGGGCCGAACGCCTGGGCATGCCCACACTAACACCACGTTGGATTTTGCAGTACTGGGGCACAGAAGTATGCAGAGCAGGATTTCACGATGACATCTGGATTGCCAGCTTGGAAAACAAACTGCGTCACAGTCAAGATGATGTTGTGATTTCAGACTGTCGTTTTCCCAATGAAATTCTAGCTATTAAGAATGCTGGAGGACGTGTGATCCGTGTGGTGCGTGGTGCTGAACCTGCTTGGTATAGTTCAGCTGTGAGTGTGAATCGTGGTGCCAATGGCAATTCAACTTGGGCACTGAGTCAGCGTAAGCTAGAAAAACTTGGAATTCATGCGTCAGAAACTGCCTGGGTAGGAACTGAGTTTGACGCTGTGTTAGACAACAATGGCACCCTAGATGACCTGTATCAGCAAGTTAAAAATCTGGTTCAAGATCGCCCTGTCGCCAGAGAAGATCGCTCTTAGACAGCTCTACTTCACAGTTTCTACAAACTGATTTGAGATTCTTGAGTCCAGTATTGTTCAAGTCTCCATCTGTGTGATAAACAAAGATCTGTCCAGCATACTTGGCTTTAAATCCGCAACGGTCACAGCTCATTTTTTTCTTGTAGCCTGCCGATTTCCACCGTGGCTCTCTAGGCTTTAACCCACGACCCTTTCTAGTACAAGTCTCGCATCTTGAACGATAGTGTGTGACATCCTCACGCTTGTAGTTTACAGCACAAGGGCGTTGATGGCAGGCTTGACAAATGGGTCTCATACGGTATTTAGCGGCATGGACCTTGGGCAAAGGTATTCAAAACGGCTGTTTTTTTCAAGGTCTCTATAAATATTAGAACTTGAAAAGGATTCAACCATGGCTCTCATATCACCCGGCGTACAAGTAACAGTAGTTGACGAAAGTCAATATATTCCATCAGCAGTCAACACAGTACCATACTTCTTGATTGCCACAGCGCAGAACAAAGTTTCTGGCGCTGGCGTTGGGATAGCAGCTGGTACCACAGCGGCTAACGCTAACAAAACATATTTAATCACCAGTCAGCGTGATTTAACAGCTACTTTTGGTGTGCCATTCTTCTATAACACAACCACTGGTACTCCAATCAATGGTTACGAACTCAACGAATACGGCTTGTTGGCTGCTTACAGCTCACTGGGCATTTCAAATCGTGCTTATGTTCAACGTGTGGATGTAGATTTAACTGAGCTCACAGCCAGCTTGACTCGCCCAACAGGCACTCCAGCTGACGGTGCTTACTGGTTGGATACTTCAACAACATTGTGGGGCATTCAAGAATGGAATCAAACTACTGGCGCATTTACAGTAAAAACACCACTAGTGATTACTGACAGTGCTGATGTTACTGAAACCACTAGCGGCGTAACTGGAAATGAAATTTATACTCCTAATGTCACAGTAGGCAGCATTGGAGATTATGCTGTGGTGGCAGTAGGCGGCGATACTTGGTTTAATGTGGCCTGGTATAAGAATTCTGATAACGACTGGGTATCAGTTGGTAGCGCAGAATGGCAAGTATCTTGGCCCACAATCCAAGGATCTGTGACCAACCCTACACTCACAGCAGGACAAAGTATTTTTATTAATGACACGTCGGTCGAAGTTCCAATCGCTCCTAATAATAATTTAGCTGGATTTGTTGCTGCTATTAACACGGCCACTATACCAGGCGTGACCGCAGCCGCAGTTGATGGAACATTTGTTATCTATGCTGATGAGGATGCAACCAACGATAACAGTACTGCCAATGGTGGTATTGTTAGCATTGAGCCCAATGCCAGTGGTACTGCATTGTGTACTGCTCTTGGCATTTCAGCAATTGAATATTTAACACCAATATATTTAAATTCATACAGTTACCAAGTACCACGTTGGAACACTTCGGGTATTACCCCAAGACCCACTGGCTCTGTTTGGAATAACCAAAGCCCAGCAAATAATGGTCTTGCGTTGCAAATAAAACAATACAGTGCTACATTAGGCGAATGGGTATTACAAAATTGTCCAGTATTTGACGGAACTCCTGCAGCAATTTATGCCTTAGATCCTACCGGGGGTGGTAAAAATATTCCAGTTGGCACATTAATTTCAGTTGGAAGATCTAATTT